ATTTAGATCACCCTTCCGTAGCCGATCGCGGCACCGTCAATCCATCCAGCGACCATCAGCGCGAACCCTGGCATCGCCTGATAGACCTGGTGCGCATTCAACACGCTGGCCGGCGTGGACACGAACAACCGCGGCACGAGGCACGCCAGCATCCAGAGCGCGCCGATCGCGCAGAGCGGAGTCGTCCAGCGCGCGCGCCACGCGACGACCGCGCCTCCAACGACGAGCGCGGCGCTGACGAGGCACCCGATCGCGGAGAGCTCGAGCGCCGCGTCCACGGTGAGGCCCTGCGGAATCACCGCCTGGCCGAACAGATGAAACCCGGCGGCCGTCTGCGTCAACGCCAACACGGGAGACCCGAGATACTGCCGGTGTGCCGCCTCGAACCAGACGAGGCCAGCCAGGCCGACACCCGCTGCGACCGCCACACGCCACTGGCGGCGCACCAGCGGCAGGAGCGCCACTGCGACAACGGCGGATTCCTTGCCTGCGAGGCCGACACAGACCGCGGCGAGCGCTGCGCCGAGGCGCCAGACCGACAGGGGACCGACCACGAGAAGACAGGCCGTAAGCACGCCGATGACGGCGAATTCCTCCGGCCGGTTCGCTGCATAGGCCACCGTCTCGACCTGTAGCGCGTTCAGCAGGAACACGCTGGCCGCGAGCACGCTCGCCGTCGGCGAAGCGCCGAGGCGCGAGGCCAAGAGCCAGACCAAGAAGGTTGCGAGGAGATGCAGACCAAGATTCACGGCATGAAACGCGCGCGGCCCTTCCCCCTGCTGCGCCTGCCACCACCACGACCACTGCATCAGGGGTCGATTCCATGTCACAGCTGGCGCGGGCGTCCCTGGTCCGTAGCTCTCCTGCCAGTTCGCATCCTCGTAGACGAACCCGTTCTGCCAGACCGGCGCATACACGTAGCCGGCCGCGAGCAGCATCAGCGCCACGACAAGCGCGGAGCGCCAAGTCATCGTTCGTACGCGGCTTTCTCGGCGTTCAGCATCGGCCGAATCGCCAGCGGGGCGACCGCATGCGCGTGCCCCCAGAGCGTGGCATTCGACCGATACGTCTCGACGTTGCGATGGCCAGCGACGACGTGCCACGCGAGGAACACCAGGACGACAGCGATGCGCGACGGCCGCATTACAGCCCTGTCTTCACCACGCGGTACTCGACCGTGACCGTGACGGTGTTCCCAGGGTCGCCGCCACCGAAGTTCACGCCGCTCACGCCTTCAACGACCAGCGGCAGTGCAGTCGTCGGCGGCCGCGTGCCATCCGGCGTCCCTTGGACGCGGTCGGTCGCATCCGCCGAAATGCTCGTCAGCAGTCCGGAGGCCGTAATCACGCTCGAGGCGGCGTTGCCCGCCGTGCGTGATCCCCAGAACAGTTTGAGATCACTGCCTCCCGTATAGGTCGCCACGTAATGTGCCCCGACTGTAACCCCGATGACATCGACGTAATAGCCGGACGCCGGCGCGGCGACGAGCGTCACCGGAGTAGCGCCCAACGCGAGCACCTGCGCGTTCGTCAGGACGGTGACCGAGTACTGCGCCTTCTGTACGCCAAGATAAAATGTCCCGGTGACGTGCAGAGCATTGTCGCCGGCCGCATTCGCCTGATCGAAATAGTTCAGAACCGTTGACTGCGCCCGCACACCGAAGGGCGTGAGCAGTGCCAACGCCGAGAGCGCCACGATCGCGATCAGGGCTGTCGCCCCTCTGGTAAGCCATGTCCGCATAGACCTATCGCTCCATTCCTTCAAGAGTCGGCACGGTTCGATTACTTCTTCGGCGTCGTCGTCGACGGATTCGGATTCTGGGTCGACGGCGGCTGCGGCGTTTCGTGCTTCGCGTCTGTCACGCTCTGCGCGCTCGGCTTGCTGCCACTTCCGCCAATCTTTTCAGCCATGGTGATAACTCCCCTTGTGACACGTTACTGGTGACACGACGCGCGCGGGGCCGGTCTAGACCTTGGTCGCCGACGCGATCGGCACGATGTCCAACCCCGTGACGGGGTCACGTCTCGGCAGCGGCGACGGCAGCGTTGTCGAGCGAGCCTCCAGCGCGGCGACACGCGCATCGAGCGCCGCGACCCGATCCTCGATCGCGGGGATCGTCGCATCCCACGGCGTCACCGTGAACTTGCCGGCGCTTTCCTCGACCCCCTGATCCTTGCCGTCGACGACCTGCACGACCTGCACGACCACAGGTCCTTCCGTCGCGCCATGCGGCACCGAGCCGACGATGCGCGTGTCGTTCCAGCTCGCTGCCGGCTTGGCCGGCGTCCCGTTGAAGGCGACCGTGTTGCGGCCCTGCGACGAGCCGAACCCAGAACCGCTGATGGTGACCTGCGTCCCCACCGGGCCATGCGTCGGACTCAGACTTGCGATGATCATGTTGCTCTCCTCGAAAAGTGAACGACTGCGCGCGACACCCCTGACGGCTGCCGCGCGCTATACGGTTACAGCGTGGCCGGCGCGTTGAACTGCGCCAGCGCGAGTGTGCCAGGGACTGCGACAACAACCGGCGCGTTGCGCGCCCGGTACCGACGCGCCCAGATGGTGTAAATCGCGCTGGACGTGCCGAGCGTCATGATGCAGTTCACCCAGCGCTTCTGAGGATGCAGGATGTCGAGTACCACACCCTCATTCGACGGCGATGTGCCGCTGATCGTCTTCGCGACGGTCGGCACGTAGCCTGAGTCGGCATCGGCATGACCAGCCGTCAGGTAGTTGTTGTCGTTCGCCACGCTCAAAAGAGCGCTGAACTCCACGCCATCCCATCCCTCCATGTCCACGCCACTGGACGTGATCGGATTCGTGCCGGCGGCCGTGTAGCCGCTCACAACCTGCGGAGCGGCAAATTCGGTAAGGTAGCCTGTGTCCAACATGATCCTGTCTCCTCCTGTGCGAGCGTATCTTAACTGGCAGAATTCTGAAATGCGCGAACGGGATGCGTGCCGGCATCCGCGAGGCCACCGTCCGCACTCTCGAAGGCCAGGAATCCCACTTGGCCGCTTTCGACGTAGAGCTCGTTGATGCGCACGACGGTGATCCCATTCACGCGGCGGATCTTGTAGTAGCTGTGATCCCCGAAGCTGATCGGCTTCGCGCTCGCGGCCATCGCGGCCATGTCGTTATTGACCACGAACGGATAGCCCGCAAGCACGCCGGGCATCCCGACCTGGACGCTGCCCATCTCCGGCCAGAGATAACGGCCCACGCCGTCCTTGGCGAGCCGCAGGATCAACGCCGTCGCGTCGGAGAACATGAACTTACACGCCGGGGTGCGATACGCCGGATCGACGGAATGAACCAGCCGGTAGATGTCGTCGTAGGGAATCGACGTGGTGTTGCCCACCGCCGCCTGCCGACCGACGTTGATCACGGACATCAGCCCCTGCGGCCCCGCCGAGCCCGCGTAGTTCGTGAACTCGGTGTTCTCGATACGCGCCAACCGCTCGCCGAGCAGTGCGCCGACCTTGCCTTCAACGTCTGAGGCCGAGTCCCGGATAAACTGCCAGGACGCCTTGACGACCTTCGAGGAATACAGGTAGCCGTTGAGCACGAGCTGTGTGAACGTCGTCGCCACACCGCCCGCATGCGCGGACACCGCCGCCTCCGGGATGCGCGCGCCGACGTTGCCGGTGTCGTCTCCCATCGCGATCGGCAGCGGCCCGGCCGTGTCGGTGTTGATGACTTCAGCGCCGACGGCTTCCATCCCGCCGAAGAACTTCTTAGCCATGATGATCTGGCCGTAGAAGCGCGTATCTGGCGCCACGAGGAATCCGCCAGCCGCACCGGAGATGGTCGAGAAGTCGCGCCGCTCGGCACCGGCGAAGCTCACGTAACTGTTGCGCAGGGCCGCGCGCTCTTCAGGCGCCATATCGCCCATGTCCACGCCGCGGATATAGAGGCCCATCGCGCGCTCGTTCAGCGCCTTCGCAGCCGGACCAGCACCCGGCTGTCCGCTGTCTGCCGGCACCTGACGCTGCGACTCTGGCAGGGTCGTGCGCTGGATCGCGGCCAATGCCTCACTGCGCTCGCTGTCGCGCAACGCCACGCCCAACGCTTCGATGTCAGTCATGTGCGCGTCGAACGCCGCCCGCTTCGCGTCGTTCTCGAAGGCGTTATTGGCGCCGCGGAGCTCGCCCGCGTCGTGAATCAGTTTCTCCCGCTGTTCGCGAATCTCTCGCGCGGACCCGGCGGGCACGATGACAGCCAGGAGCAGACCAGATGTCTGATGCGCCGAGGCCAGATGGGCCACGAGCAGCGCCATGAGGACGCCTGCGCAGACCATCGCGGTGCGCGATCGAAACAGGTTCGTCATCCAGGACAGCGCGGACGCGACGGCACGGCTGAGGCCGCTCGAGCGCGAGCGCCAGGCGTCCACCTTCGCCGTCCCGACGTTCCAGGCATGGATGTCGTAGATGTCGAGAGCACGCATGGTGCCCAATCCGACCATGAAGGCCACCAGAAACGGCAAAACTGTGTACGTGTCCATCTCGTGCTCTCCCTGTGTGTTAGAGGCTGGCCTTGACCAGTCTCAGTCGACGTTCGCGATCACCATCTGCCGCGGCAGACCTGGACCAAAGAATCGGGTCGTACTCGTCTGACAACATCGCCGTGGCCAATGCCGAGACGCCGCCGACGGCGCCGCAGATTTCAGAGCAGGTGACAAGCAGCGATCGCAGGCGTGCGGTTTCCAGCTCTTCCTCGGTGTCTTCTTGCTCTGGCGTCTCGGTAGGGGATTCGGTTTCATCCGCGATCAGACTGGCCACCACGGCTTGCGCCGCGACCAGCGACGCCGCCGCACGATCGAGCGCCGCCGCCGCCGTCTGGTACTGGACCAGCTCCGCAGCTTCCTCGCCTTGATCCGGCGTCATCGCCGCGCGGGTTCCGGTGACGGGAACCACCGCAGGCACGGCTGGTACTGCAGCTCTCATGTTCTTGCCGTCTTTTTCGACCTGCTTGACCACGCCATCCACAAGATCGCGCGCGGACTTCAGGTCGGTTTCGTTCGCCGCGCTCAGCACACGCCCGACGCGAGCCTCGACGGCTCGCCGAGCGTTGATCTGGAGTCCGATGCGTTCCCGAATGGCAGCAGGCACGCTGTCATCGCCGATTGCGAGGGCGGCGGTAGACCGGGCCTCAGAGGACGTGTCCTCATAGGCCGGGAAATCGACCGGGCCGACGTCAACCAACTCGGCGAACTCGTGAATGATGCGCAGGGGCAGATCGGCAGTTCCTTCGCCTGGTTCAACCCATTCCTCGCGCTTCACTCGGAAGCCGAATGAACTGCCCGTGACATCCTTGCGCGCAATCCTAGACGCCACGCCGAGCGCAAGCGGATCGGCGCCGTTTAGATCGATCTCGTAGGACAGCCCTGTCGGATCTTCAGCCAGGCGCATCGTCCCGGCCGTTGTCCGGCCGAGGATCATGTCGTGGTTGTAGGTACCGCGCACGTCCGAGTTCTTACCGATCACGGGCGCGAATGCTCCAGGCATGATCTTTTCGCGGAACCAGCTCCCGATCACGGTCTCCGAGTTGAAGACCGCTCCGTACCCGCCGAGTTGCGTTAGGTCGCCGCCAGACGCACGGCGAGTCGTGCGAACTTCAATATCGCGATGAACGAGTCGACGTTCGAGATCTGGCCTCACGAGGCAACCTCCAACGCGCGCAGACGCGTCCAACGAGCCCGCGCCGAAGCAGCCTGCTTCGCTTTGGTCTCCGAAGTGTGCGGACGGCGAAGGCACCCAGCCACAGCCAGAGAAATCTTTTTGAACGTTTCAGATGTTCTGGCAATGCTGGCCACGTTCGCGCGCGCGCGCCGAATATCACTACTTTGTCCAGCCCACCACGCTGTCACAGCAGCAGACATGCGAGCGCGCTGCTCACTTGACCGCTTGCGACCTGTATGAGCCAGCCGAATCTTTTCGTTGCGCTCGCTAGTCATCGCGGCGGTCATGGCTGGAACGGCTCGCGCCCTATATTTAGGGTAATAATATAGTTGACACATGTTCATTAAACCGCTATCATCTGGACATGGTTGCTTCCTTCTGGCCTAAAACTCTTCAACAAGCCATCGTCTACTTTTCTGATCCCGATACCGCGTTCGCCGAGATGGTCAAGTTCCGTTGGCCTAATGGCGTCGTGCATTGCCCAACCTGCGGGAGCACCGACGTGTACTTCACTAAGTCGCGCCGGATCTGGCAGTGCCGAGAGAACCATCTGCGCCGTCAGTTCTCTGTCAAAGTCGGTTCCATTATGGAAGACAGCCCGCTCGGGATCGATAAGTGGTTGATTGCGTCGTGGCTGATTACCAACGCCAAGAACGGCATCAGCTCCTATGAACTCGGGAAGGCGATCGGTATCACTCAGAAATCCGCATGGTTCATGCTTCACCGCATCCGTCTCGCCATGCAGGATAAGAGCTTCGATAAGTTCGGCGGACAGGTTGAAGTCGATGAAACCTACATCGGCGGGAAAGCCCGATTCATGCACAAGGACAAGCGCGAGCGCGTGATCACCGGAACCGGCGGTATGGGCAAGGTTGCCGTAATGGGCCTGTTGCAGCGGCACGGGCCAGACGGACACAGCACCGTCCGCGCGAACGTCGTCAAGAGCATCGGCAAGAAACTGCTGCAAGCCGCCATCCGTGCCAACGTCACGAAAGATGCTTCGGTGTTCACCGACGCGCTGAAGTCCTATGACGGTCTGAGCACTGACTACGTGCATCAAGTCATCGACCACGCCGAGCGGTACGTCGATGGGCAAGTCCACACCAATGGCCTCGAAAATTTCTGGTCGCTCCTGAAGCGTGCCCTGAAGGGCACCTACGTATCCGTCGAGCCGTTTCATTTGTTTCGCTACATCGATGAACAGGCGTTTCGTTTCAACTCGCGCAAACTGACTGACGCCGCTCGATTCGCTGTCACTGCCGCTTCGATGTTCGGTAAGCGGCTCACTTTCAACGCTCTGACCGCAGCCGATGCGACGTGTTGATCGGTCGGCACCATACCGACGACGAGGAAAACGAAATATATGACACCTAACGACTCGTTGATTCATACCGACGCATGGCAAGCTATGATCCAGGCCCAGGGGCAGAGCATTCGTCACGCTCTCCAAGGACTCCGACAATCAACGGCTCTGATTGAGCTTTTGATTGCAAAAGGCGTTCTAACGAAGGAAGAAGTTGACGAACAGATGCGTTCAACTCAGGAGCTAGCCAACAACCTTGAGGGCTTAATTGACCGCATGGGACCTGACGAGGATGTGAAGTCATAGATAGGAGTCCTCCAAAATGGCAAGAGACAAGCTGATCCCAAAACCGCCAGACACTGATAGACGCGACCCACGCAAGCAGTTCTCTGACTTGGCGTCGAGAGTGTTCTCGACGCCCAAGTCAGAGATTAATGAGCGCGAGAAACGCTGGCAGCAGTGTCACAAGAAACCTAAGTCGTAGCCTCTTCTACTAGACGCATCGCGAGCTTCTGCATAAACCCGCGCACGTTGTCGAAGATGCGCTCCGCTTCGTCTTCGGTGTACTTGCTTCCTCGCACGTGCATCGTGTAATTCCGCCACGCGTCTTTCAGGATGGCGAAATGACTGGCGGCTTGTGCATAGAACTCCTGCTGCTCTTTGCAATCTAGTAGAGCCTTCCACGCGGCGTCTTTGTGCATCTCGCGTATCCGGCTCTCGATCTGGTCAATGGCCGGTGCCCAATTCGTACGTTCAAGTGAGACGCCAAACTTCGCACCGAGCGCTCTCAGACCGATTTCCATGATGCGCATCAGATGAAAAACGGCCGCTGTTGCTAATGTTGTCCCCACGCAGATGCCAGCGTTGTTAATGTCGAACGTCGCGGACGGGAACGCTCGTGCAACCGCTTCACCGAATGGATACGGATTCGCCTGCGACGGCCAGAATTTTGTTCGCTCAGGCGGAATATAGAGAAACAGCTTGTTTCTCAATTCCTTTTCAGCCAGTCCCTCCAACGACCTGGCCTGCGTATGCAGCCAGTCAAAGCTGTAGCGATTCTCGGTGTTCAATTCCTTGATTACGTCTTCAGCTGTCTCGGCGGTGATTTCTAATCCAATTCCACGGAATTGCTTGACGACCGACGGCAGCATTGCAAGCGCCTTGTCACGCGCCTTCGCGTCCAAGACATTCCCCATATGGAAGCCAACACGTCCGTCAGGCGTCACACCAGCTGAGCCTGCCGCGCAATCGCCAGAAATCGAGCGCAAGGCCGCGCCACACCAGAAAAACGCGTGAGCAGAGAATTGCAGCATGTCCCACCAGCTCAGAAGTTCACGTGGCCGTTCCTCCCAAGGAGCCAGCACACGGCTGTCGGGACCATCCCAACAGATAAGGGAGATCATCTGTCCCCCTGTCTGTATGTGTCAAGTAAGTTATTACCATATTTAGGGTCTGCCCAACTGCGCCGAGCCGTATCTGAGTTTCTAGCCTTGACATCCGGCGATACGACGTATCCGAGCGTGCCCTCGCCTCCGTCGGTCGTATTCGTCAGGTCGTAACCTTCCGACCGGTATTCGGCGATGACCTGGCACTCTCGTTTGAACCCATCTCGATCGACAGTTTCGAGCGCCACGATCTGTGGAGTGACGCCAGCAGACAACAGGGACATCAGCCAATGGACGCGATGATTCGGCCCATCCTTATGGCATCTCGCATCCGCAAGATGAACAGTGAGCCTTCGCCGAAGCGAACCATGAGTGACACCGATGTAGCGAACAGCGTCCTTACCAGACCTTCGCGGGTCGACAAGTGCGTAGATGGTGGCCGGGCGCATCAGTTCGCGCCTCCATGCGGGACTGGCAACGGCATGTCGAGCGACGCGGCCGGATCCCGGCGCATCGGCATCATGTTGCCGTTCACGAGGTACAGGTTGCCGCCGTCCTCATCGGAAATCTGATCGTCGCGACCGAGCCGGCGCAGCCAGCCGTTCGCGCTGATCACGCCGTTCTGCCGCTCCGCCGCCAATGCAGTCCCCATCGCCGCGGAATCCCCGCGCATGAGTTCGTCCACATCGAACATCGCCACATGCGTGCCGTAGGAGATCGGGTTCAGAATGTCCCGCGCGATCGCCTTCTGCCAGCAGATGAAGTTGGGCATCAGGCAATCGCCGACGTGCTCGATGGACTGCATTTCGATGTTGCTGAAGGTCGCGCGTTCGAGGTTCGCGATCTTGTGCGGCGAGATTCGGAAGGCACCGCAGAGGCGCATGTCGCTCAACTGCACCAGCTGCAGGAACTGCGCATCCCGGTTCGGCATCACGAGCGGCACCGGCTTCAGGTCGTGATCGAGCACGACGACGCGGTGCCAGTTGTGCTCGCCGACCGTCAGGGTCTCGAAATCCGACCGGATCCGGCGCGCCGAGGTATCGGTGAGCTTCTGCGAGGTCGACAGCGCCACCCGAGGATGCCCGCCCTGGCCGTAGAGCCGGCCGACGTAGCGGTCCTGGGCGATCGTCGTGCCCATCGCTTCGCGCAGCACCTGGACCGGCCCGCGGCCGACAATGCCATCCCGGCTGTTCTGCCGAAGATGGAAGATCGGCGGGGCCATCGGGTCGAAGATCCACGTCTTCGGCTGGCCAATGCCCTGCATCTGGTAGCTGTACCGGAGGCGATTGAGCGGATCGAGGTCGACCGTCATCCGCGCAGAATCGAGCGGCCAGAGCTCCAGTTCGATGCGTCGCTTTGGCGTCACGTTCGTCGACACGGCGTGACGGATGATCTCCGCGTACCCGTTGCCCCAGAGGTTCAGATAGCCCTGCAGGGTTTCCTTGAACTCGTAGTCCGTCATGACCGAATTCGGCGCGTCGTGCAGAACTGGATACGCCGGATGGGTCCGATCGATCTTGCGGGATCCGTCTGCGCTGAGTGTCTTGACTTCGATGGGCGCTTTCGCGACGTCCTGAGAAATGACACGGTTGCAGGCGAAGACGGTAGGGATGCCTTCGGCAGATCTCTGCGTCACAGACACTCCGGACGAGGAACTGCTCACGCCAGCACCGAGCACGAACGACTCAGTCGGCTGTTCGAGCGTCCCCGCTTGAACCGTGACCGCTCGGCGTTCCGCGCGCGCGTGCAGCGCGCCCATGAAGCTCATTCGATTGCGATCCCCACTCGATCATGTAGCTCGCTGCAAACGCGACGAGCCCCGCCCAGATCCAGGCGAGCGGGTGGTAGACCTGCCATAAACCAACGTCGATCAAGATCGCGCCGACAATCTCTACAGCTGTCGCCAGCGAGAGCGGTACGCGCTTGATCCGACGACGATGGCGAGGGGCCACACGTGAAGGTAGGATACGAAGAGGCGGGAATTGCTACCGGACGAAAAGACGGCGATCGCGAAAGTCGGACACGTACTCGTTGACCGCTTCCCTGAGAACGTCGGTCATGGTCGTATGATTCGCTGCGGCGACTTGTTCGAGGTCGATCCGTTCTGCCGCGGTAATGCGGATCTCCACTCTCTCGACTGATGGTGTGTTAGCAATACGAGGCTTGCGCCCGCGATGGCGCTCGCCGAGCGTGGCGCGGGCGTCATCGCGCATCTGGGACTCCTCTCGGAGGAAGATAGCGATCGAGATCGTCTCGCAGCCGGAGCGCCTGTTCGCCTGACAACGTGACTTCAACGACGTTCTCCATCACGCTGCGCTGCTTCAGTCGAAGGATGACCGTCTCCGGCACGGGCGTCGGATATTGCACCGACACGGCGATGCTCTCGACGCGATCAACAACAACGGTGCTCATGCCTTCGCCTCAATCAGGACACAGCCGAAATCTGCTGGCGTCGGCAGTTCCGCAATCTCAGGGTTCTCGGGAATGTCGATCCGTTCGCATACGCCGAATCCGGCGGTCGGCTGGATCGCTTGTCGCCAATGGCGGCACTGATCGCAGCGCGGCACCGGCATGTAGACGACATCGGGTTTGAACGGGCTGTGTTTTCGCAGCGCGGACAGTAGATACTCTCGAAGGAGTTGCCTTGCGTCCCCTCCTTCAATCACTTCGTTCACTGCGTCAGCGATCCAGTCATTTGCTGTCGACATTATGGCTGTACCTCCCTCATGCCTGGGAGCCCCTGTTCGTAGTCGCGCGTTCACGCTCCACCGCCGCAAGTCGAGACGCGCGCATCTTCAGCCGCGTTTCCAATGTGGGATGTTTCCCGGTCAACGCCACACTG